ACTTAGCGCAGAAGATCAGCAAACAGTTGTCAGTAGACAGTTGCGTTTGCTTCCTGCGTTTATCATGCAAGAAGTTGCTGGTACTAATAATGCAAAAGTTATTCGAAAGTTAGAGAGCCGCTTGAAGCAGGTTCGCTTGATGTTGTCCTCTATTGTTGCTAACGGGAGGGTTGTATAATGCGTATTAAAGGTGCAATGACTATTTTGAATAAACGTGCAGAGTTCTATGGCATGACTACAGAAAAACTAGTTCAGTGGTTAGACAAGAAAGCTGCTGATACAGTCAAAGTAGGATATGTTGATGAGACAATCAAAGTCCTTCAGGCATATGAAGTCTACAAGATGGACCAAGGTTATCGTTGGTCTGGTACAAACTTTGAAACATGGGTGAAAGCATGAACGAAATATTAAATGATATTGAAACACTTACTATTGTAAGAAATGCAGTAAGTACAGGTGTTGAAAAAGAAAAAACGCTTGAGTTATTGGACAAAGTAATACGTCTGAAGTCACTTGAGATAACTAACTTTGAAACACAAATGGAAATGGAGTTTATGAACGATGGCATTAACTGCTCTTAAAGGTAAACCTATCAAGCGTAAAAAAGCACCCAAGGCTCGCCGTAAAACTACTGGCGCTGGTGCCGCACCTTTGGACAACTATAAACGTGCAAAGGATTTCTTTCATTTTGATGTAGACAAAAAAGAGTATATGCCTATTATCAAGCAGTATGTCAAAAAGAAGTATGACAAAGAAACTGCACAGGCTATCTTTAAAAACAGTGATGGTGCAATTGCGTTCAGTCATGTTGCAGCATTTTGCTTTTACATGAACAATGATAAAGCAGACCAAGTACCCGAAGATAGTGTGCATTGGATGGAAGGTTTTTTCATTGACAAACTTGCTGAAAAAGGCAAATCTATTGTACAAGAAATTAAAGCAGTAGAAGCAGAAAAGCCTAAGAATGTTTATGTGCCTAGCATCCAAGAGCGTATCAAGGAAGCAAGCGGAAATATTATTGCAGAGATTGAAGAAGCAGTTGATGACTTTATTAACAATCCGGACAAGTTTAAAGGATTGGACGCTGTCAAACTATTCCGTAAACTTAATGTTAATCAAGCACACGCAAGACATATCCGTGCGTTTTACGAGGGACCTTTAGCAGAATATCATATGCTACAGCAACCTGCTCGTGAACAAGACGAGGATTTGCGTGAAGGGTATGCACACTTGGACAAAGCAGCCATTAAGCGTGGCGTAACACTGTTTAGTGGCATTTTAGGTGCTTGTGATCTTATTACAGCAGAAAGCAAAGCAACTCGTAAGACACGCACACCTAAGCCTAAGAGTGCTGACAAGTTGGTAGCAAAAATGAAGTATTGCATAACCGACGAAAAGTATAAAGTAGCCTCTATTAATCCTGTAGATATCATTGATGCTACAGAAGTTTGGGTGTTTAATACTAAGACACGCAAACTAGGCAAGTACATTGCCGAGGATCATGCTACACTGCAAATCAAAGGAACTACACTGCAGTTCTTTGATGAGAAGCAAAGCGTTGCAAAAACACTTCGCAAACCAGAACAGCAACTAGCAGACTTTAACAAGAGTGGTAAGGTCCAGTTGCGAAAGTTCTTAGACAATATCAAAGGCGTAGAAACAAAAATGAACGGACGCTTTAATGCTGATACTGTGATTCTTAAAGCAGTAAAGTAATAAATAGTGTGTAAGAACAAGGATACACTATGGCAACCCTAGAATCACTAAGAGCAGATACAACTGATTACATTCGCTATCGTTTAGGCGATGGAATGGTAGATGTTGAACTGGATCCGGAACATTATGACAATAGCATTGACAAAGCAGTAAAACGTTTTCGTCAACGCAGTCAAAATGCATATGAAAGTTCCTATGTGTTTTTAAGTGTTGTAAAAGAACAGCAAGAATATACACTTCCAGACGAAATCGAAGAAGTGCGTCAAGCATTTAGACGTAGTGTTGGTAGTGGTTCCAGTGATACTGGTACGCAGTTTGAACCTTTTGAGGCAGCATTTCAGAATACTTACTTGCTACAAAGTGGACGTATTGGTGGTATGGCAACATATGAAATGTACTATCAGTATCAAGAACTAAGTGCTAGACTGTTCGGTGGCTTTATTAACTTTGAGTTTAATCCTGTTACTAAAAAGATTACACTGCTTCGTAAGTTTAGTGCAGATGGCGAACAGATCGTGCTATGGACTTACAATCTGCGTCCAGAAAGCAGACTGCTACAAGACAGACACGCTGGTCCGTGGGTACAAGATTATGCACTAGCACTTGCAAAATACACACTAGGCGAAGCACGTTCAAAGTTCTCAACTATTGCAGGGCCGCAAGGCGGAACCAGTTTAAATGGTGATGCACTAAAAGCAGAAGCACAGGTTGAAATGGACAAACTCGATGAGGAACTACGCAACTATGTTGACGGTAGTGATCCACTTTCATTTGTTATTGGCTAATAAGAGGTTTTCATGATTATAGGAATTTGCGGATTAATTGGCTCCGGTAAAGGAACTGTGGCTGATATTTTAGTTGATCAAGGATTTACTAAAGTAAGTTTTGCTGATAAACTTAAAGATGGGGTTAGTACTATCTTTGGATGGGACAGAAACTTGCTAGAAGGAGATACAGATGAATCAAGACAATGGCGTGAACAACCAGACGACTTTTGGAGTAATGAAACAAAGATGGAAGTCACTCCTCGTTTGGTGCTTCAGTTATTTGGTACTGATTGCATGCGTAATGGCTTTGATGACGGAGTCTGGGTAAGCCTAATAAAAAAACAAATACTTGAAAATCCAGGACAATATGTAATTCCAGATGTGCGTTTTGAAAATGAAATAAAAATGATCCGTGATATAGGCGGTGAGATTTGGTGGACCAAACGTGGCGACAATCCAGAGTGGTGGAGTAAAGCAGTTTTGGATACACAAACTGGAAGCAACTTTATGGCAGATGAGGATATTCATCCAAGTGAATGGAAGTGGGCAAACACCAATGATAAATTTGATGAAATCATCTATAATGAAAGTACTTTAGTTGAACTTAGGCATCAGGTGTTAGGTCGCCTCGGTGCCATCCCGTTTTAATCAGTTCTGCATTGCAGTTAAGACAGACTGTCTTAAGATTTGTTTTAGCAACATTATTTAAATCACTATCAATATAAAATACAGTTACTTGGCTTCTTATGCTAGGCTTGAAACCACAAGCCTCGCAATTCCTTTTTACTTTGTATCCACTATCAACCCACAAAGGTTTAACAGGTTTGTGTAATTTCAAACACTGTTCACATCTGCGCCTATAGTAAGTCTTACCATCTTTTTTGTAGTTTACTGCTTTAGGACGTTGCCCGCAAATGTCACAATGAGGTCTCATAGTGTATTTAACCACGGACCTTTAAAGGGATTTAGTAAAACAGGTGTTTTTTAAGGTGGTATGGATAAATATTATATATAAAAAATCTTGTGAGAGATAAGGAACAGAACATGGCATTAATATCACCAGGTGTAGAAGTCACCGTAATTGACGAAAGCAACTACACACCAAACGAAGCAGGCACAGTAGCATCATTTGTAATTGCTACAGCCCAAGACAAACTTAGCGGTACAGGATCAGGCATAGCATCAGGAACAACTGCAGCTAATGCAGGAAAAACTTTCTTAATTGGAAGTCAAAGAGAACTGACCTCAACTTTTGGAAATCCAACATTTTATAACACTGCAACAGGTTCTCCGATCAACGGATATGAACTTAATGAATACGGATTATTGGCAGCATATAGTATGCTTGGAATTACAAACCGTGCTTATATAACTAGAGCAAACATTGATTTAAGTCAACTTGTTAGCAGCACAAGTCGTCCACTTGGCAATCCAACAAATGGCACAACATGGTGGGATGTAAGTTCAGATACACGTTGGGGTATTTTTGAGTGGAACGGAAGCACAGGTGCTTTTACTAATAAAATTCCAACCGTAATTACAAGTACAACAGATTTAACAGGCGGTGTTCCAAAAACTTCAATTGGTGCTATTGGTGATTATGCATTAGTTGCAACAAACACTAGCAATCCTGTGTATTACAAAAATCGTAGCAATGCTTGGGTATTAGTTGGTAGTGCAAGTTGGCAGATTTCGCATGCTACTATTGCAGGTACAGTAGCAAGTCCAAGATTTACAAACGGCAATACTATTACTATCAATGGCACAACTGTAAACATGGTAGGTAGTACAGTAACAGATCTAAAGACTAGTATTAATAATGCAAGTATTACCGGTGTAACAGCAGATGTACACAACAATAAGATTGAAATTTATGCTAACAGTACTGCAGTTGGTGTTAGCAGTGTAGCAGATGGAAAAATTGTTCTTGCTAACGGAAGTGGTTCGATCCTTACAGATGCAGGTTTAACAGCAGGCACATATGCAAGGCCACTAATTGCACAAGATCCACACTATACTGTTCCAGCATGGAAGTCAACAGATACAACTCCACGTCCAACAGGCAGTGTTTGGGTAAAAACAACTTCAAGTAACCTAGGTTTCCTAGCAGATGTTAGTGCATATAACACATCAACAGGTTCTTTTGTTAGCGGTAATGCGCCAGCATATACAAATGATCAAACTGCACTTAAAAACTTAGATACCTCAGGCGGTAGTGCTATTGCAGCAGGCAGTTACTATGTGCAATACGATGTTAGTGAAAACGATACAGTTACATACAAATTGTTTGAAAGATACAGCGCAGGCGCACTTCAAGTTACAGGACTTATTAACAGCGCAAATCCTCTTACAGCAAGTGAAACATTCACTATACAAGCAAGTGCGGCAAATAGTACAACACTAACAACAGCAGTTACAGTGGTACTAAGTGGAACAAGCCTAGCAAATATGGCAAGTGACATTAACGGTGCAAACGTTGCTAATGTAAGTGCAAGTGTTAATAGTGCTGGTTATCTTGTAATTTCGCATGGAGCAGGCGGTGTAATTATACTAAAAGATACAAGTGGCACTCCACTAGTAGATGCAGGTATTACAACAAGTATTACAACAAAGCAGGTTCGTGCAGGTAACAACAGTGACATTATTTTGAGTAACTGGATTGCAGACACATATACTGCAAGTGTAAGTGCTCCTAGTGCAAATCCTGCAGATGAGACATATTGGTATACAGGCGGATTTGAAGCAGACATCCTAGTACACGATGGAACAACTTGGAGAGGTTATCAAAATATAACTGACACAAGAGGTTTTGCACTTGGCGATACAAGTCCAGACGGTGTTATCTTTAGCACACTAGCACCAACTACTCAAAGCGATGACACTGCACTAGTAAATGGTGATCTTTGGATTGATACAAGTGATTTGGAAAACTATCCTTCACTATATAGATATCAGACAGTAAGTGGAGAACAGCGTTGGGTGGCAATTGATAAAACAGACAACACAACTGAAAATGGCATACTATTTGGTGATGCACGTTTCATAGGTGATGGCACAACTGATGTTGTAACAGGTGATATTCCAACAACTGCTACACTTTTAACAAGTGATTATTTAGATATTGATAAGCCGGATCCTACAATTTATCCACGTGGTATGCTACTGTTTAACACACGTCGTAGCACATATGGCGTAAAACAGTTTAGAAGTGATTACTTCTCACGCACTAACTTTAGTGATACAAGTGCTTATCCAACACTCCCTACTGAAAAGGATGCATGGGTAACACAGAGTGGTAGTGTATTTGGACGTAAAGCAGTACGCAAAATTGTTACTAATGCAATGAAATCAGCACTAGATGCTAGTGCAGAATTACGAGAAGATTCTAGAACATTCAATCTTATTGCAGCACCGGGATATCCAGAACTGATTAGTAACATGGTTAGTCTTAATAACGACAGACGTCAAACATGTTTTGTAGTTGGCGATACTCCAATGAGATTAGCGGCAACAAGCACTGCTCTTGAAAATTGGGCTACAAATTCTGCGGCTGCTACAGACAACGGCGAAGATGGAATGGTAACTAGTGATCCTTATTTAGGTGTATTTTATCCTAGTGCATCAACCAATGATCTCAGTGGCAACACAGTCATTGTTCCAGCAAGTCATGCGATGCTACGCACAATTGCTAGAAGTGATGATATTAGTTTCCAGTGGTTTGCACCAGCAGGCACAAGACGTGGTCTAGTAGACAACGTTGCAAGTATTGGATATATTAACAGTGCAACAGGTGCGTTTGTAAATGATAACATTCGTGAAAGTGTAAGAGACACACTTTATACAAACAGAATTAATCCAATTGCATTCTTTAATGGAAGTGGTATTCTTAACTACGGCAACAAAACTCGTGCAACGACACCTAGTGCATTAGATCGTATAAACGTAGCACGTCTTACAGGTTACCTTAGAAGTCAACTGCAATCGATTGCAACAGGCTTTGTTTTTGAGCCAAACGATAAGATCACAAGAGATGAGCTAAAGCAGCAAGTTGAACAAACTCTTAATGATTTGGTAGCAAAACGTGGTGTATTTGATTACCTGGTTGTTTGTGATGAGACAAATAATACTCCAGATAGAATTGATCGCAACGAACTATACGTTGATGTTGCTATTGAGCCTACTAAGGCAGCAGAATTTATCTTCATTCCTATTAGACTTAAAAATACAGGTGAAATTGCAAGCGGAAACACAGCGTCTGCAAATTCAGTATAAAAACCAACAAAAAGTGGGGGGTTAACCATACCCCCCATTTTTTATGAGTCAAATTAGATAAATACTTTTATAATTATTAGGAGCAGAATGAAATGTCAGTTTCATCATTAACCAAATTTACAGTACCTATTGACGGTGATCAGAGCGCGGCCAGCCAAGGCTTGTTGATGCCAAAACTTAAATATCGCTTTCGTGCGTCATTTGAGAACTTTGGTATTAGTACTCCACGTACAGAACTTACAAAGCAGGTAATGGATATTACTCGCCCAGAAGTTACATTTGACGAACTTCCAATTGAGATCTACAACAGTAGAACTTATTTAATTGGTA